TGGCAGGTGTTGCAACAAACGGGTGCCCTACGGCGTTTGGATTTATCCTTCATACCCTGGTCTTTTTCGGTGTGCTCTACGGTCTGATGAGTCTGCCACCTGACCAGGACTAAAAATCATTTTCCTCGTTCAGATGAATAGCAATTGGAAGATTGAACTGGAACTGACCTCGAAGATAGGTAGACACGGTCATGGAAATCGCAGCACATCGGGTTGTATTGTGCTGGAGACCCATTGGTTTGTACGTCGCAATCTTTGCAACTTGCTCATTGGTTAATACATTGTATGCATCTCCAAAAAACCTTTGCCATTTACGTGTGAATTGGTCTTGCGTAAGACGAGCACCCTCTAGTAGCCACGAATCATGTAGAACTGCTCCAATGAACTTTTGAAAATATGCCTTCTTCTTCTTCTCAGGAATCATTCCATTTGGATCAATGTTCAGTACCTCTAAAATTCGACGAAGGTTTGTAAGGTTAACAATGCCAGTGTCTCTGATTCTTTCTGAAGCTGCACCCCAGTCAAGGTTATAATGAGCAGATCCGAACATAGAGGACATAATAATCTTGTATGCAAGAGTCACTTCGCTACGCACTTTTCCATTTGGAATATCGGGACTCCATACTCTCGCAATTAAATTATGAAGGGGACTTTCTGGATACCCCGGATGTCCAATCAACGAAAATGCGGCTTTAACTAATGGGCGATCACTCCGATTCTCCATCTTCTGCCCAAATGTCAGAACAATCCCCTTATTGAACTTTTCATAATAGTCGGCCTTTTCAGAATCCGTTGCGTCTTCAATAATTGTAACGGGCATAGAACACTGACGAAACGCAGCCTGATCTTCAAATGATAACTCACTATACAACTTATCATCTGCCTTAAATCCATCGTTGTAATAGAGACACATCGTCGTTGCTCGATTTCCTCCGTCAATCAGTTCGTTGTTACACAGAATTAATGAAGGAATGGGTTCATTCTTAATGACACTTTGAATGAACCCTGTTTTAAGTTCTGGGGTCCACACATAATCACGGTTACACTCTGCAATCTTGTATTGCTTTGTTTCATCGTATCCGAGCATATTAAACCGGCCTCTAAAGTCACCCAGAAAGTCAGAAACACTCAGATCGGTATATTCAACCGTAGGCATTGTATGGATGTAGTGAACTATATGTAGACCACACATTCAGGTAAAATGAATCTCTCAACTCTAACCCAACCAACAGTGGGATCGAGCAAAAATGATGACCACTCACAACTACCAAGCACTCGGATTTAAGGAGGAGGAGGTGAAGATGTTGACTGACTTTGACAAGGCAGTCAGCAAGACGTGGGGAGGATGGGAGTTCATGCGAACGTTCAACGACGGAAGTTTCGCATGGGCTTCGGGGGGAATGATCAATAAGATCAACGCAAGTTTGACATACGATGAGCACTCGGGATCTACCTACGAGTGGACTGCGCGCCGGATCCAGCGTGTAGCCAAGGAGGGATGGGAGACGTTTGCCAAGAACCCCCGCTGACCAAAATGGATCTGTGCGGGTCAAATCAAAGAGAGGTGGGGGAGAGCAAAATGACGACTACTAACTGCCAGTGGTGTGATGCGATGTTGGAGAACCAGCTGATCTATACGGTTGACACAGTGAGAACGGAGGATGGGATTTCGCCAGTGACCTATATTGTTGGGTCAAACTGCTGTATCGGAGGACCGCAGAGACACAACAGATACATTCAAGAGTACTTCGACATCTGGAACACGAACCCGAGAATGTACTTCGACTTTCTGCCAAGTGTCCCGAACTGCCAGAAGTTGTTCAATGACGCCATCTACTGGCACCACAACGGGGCATCCAAGACCGTGGTGAAGGACTTGTTCCGGACGGCGTGGTTGACGTACAAGAAGCTGTCCCTAGAGGACCAGGCCCGCGTTGTTACGCACTAGACATACCAACCCAAATTTACTTACTTATTTTTACGTGTGCGACGGGACCGGCGACGACGACGAGTACGACCACCCTTCCACGTCTTGGCTTTGCGATCTTCACTCTGAAGCTTGATTGCACGAGACATCTTCGCCATCTCATCAACAACATCCTCGCCATTGGGTCCCTTCTGGCTCTTTCCCTCCGCCACCAGCTGTTGAATTGCCGCCGTAATATACTTCTGCTCAACTACATCGGGTGGCGGAGGAGCAGGGGCAACCTTTTTGTTTTTACCAAACAGAGAGAACGGCATTACGTATAGCTGCGACGAGTTTTCCGCGCCCGGCGTTTGGACTTCTTCGTCTTCCGACGCCGACCACCTTCGGCAGGAGCAGGTCCGGCGTCTTCCTCAATATCGATAATGAATTCGTCAATTAAAGTTGTCGGAAGATTGGTCAGTGGATTCTTATCTGAATTTGCAAACCATTTGGATAATCCATCCGGATCATCTGCTAAAAAAATCATCGTATCTTTTCCGTCTAAACGAATAACTTTATCGCCAGTCTTGATACGCTGTGCAACGATTGGGTCATCCCAACCACAATCCGAGCGCTTAACCTTTTTTGTAACTGGAGGTGCTGCAGCAGGAGGGTTCCTGATACATTTAATCACTTCGTCATCCGCACGTTGAATTCTCTCAGCCCATTCCCGAACCACTTCCCGAAACGGACTGCCTTTTTTGTAGGTAGTGTTGTCCCTGAGATGGTGGAGTATTTCATAAAAAAGGTCAGTGAACAATCTGTTGGGATCATTCGCCCAGACAGGATGATCCATACGTTCAATATGGTCCTTGTGTTCATCCCGTGTTACCAACATTAAATACTCTTTGGTGGTCGGCCAGTCATTGTGTCCGACTTTTGACTGTATCGTATCGGGCAGGTTGGGGAATGTGTCGACTTCAGCTTGGAAGTTTGCCTCGGCCTCTCTACAACCGTTGGGAATTATTCGCATTACTTATGCCTGCGACGAGTTTTCCGCGCCCGACGGCGTTTTCCCCCCTTCTGAAGGCCAAGCATAACATCGCTACATAACGTGCCCGGACCACAGTGTTCCTTGTACTTGTTGACGTTGGTTTCGGCATCTGTTCCCGTATACTTTGCATATGCAACAATGGAAAGTACACTGAATGTGAGTATGGCAACGAATCCTAAAGCTCCAACTGTTAAACCGCTCACGGCTGTGTCCATTACTTATGACGTCTACGAGTTTTCCGCGCCCGGCGACGGCGACCACCCTGGGAAAACTTCGCAACAATCTCGGCAAAAAGTTCTCTCGTTTCGTCGTCGCGGGCTTCAACTTCAGATCCAGACCTCCATCCAATCCGAGTGTCTGTTTTTACATCCGGCAATGTATCTCCCGTGAGATTCGCGCGAAACACGGGTGTAAAGATTTCCAACGTAAACCCGTTGTCGGTCTTGTAAAACCGAGCACCATAGTCTTCGTCAGTGTGCACGTCAAAGTTCATCGGGTCTTCAGGATCGGATTCGTATGCCATTAGTATTGACGGCGACGAGATTTCCGTGCACGGCGTTTGGACTTCTTCGTCTTACGGCGACGACGACCTCCCTTAGGTTCTATGATGTGAAGGGTACCATACTTGATCTGATCGTCTGGCAAAGCAGGTCCATCAAATCCAGATACAAGTGGGTTTGTCTTTCTACCACGTGGCTTCCAATAGCTCCAGAGAGACTCAGCATCAAAGACCCAGTTGGGGTTGCCCTGAATCTGAATAATATGCTGTCCTTCTTCGTAGTCGGTATACAGAATTGGTTCTTGGGGAAGAAGGTCAGCGCGATTGACGTCGATAACAGGTCCATTGGGAGGATGATCGGCATCAAGATCACTGAATCCCGCGCGAAGTATTTCAAAAATTGCGCGATCGAGCTTGTCTTGGTCGGCTTGCGGGGCATCAAGATCCAACAGATCGCTATCTCCAAGAGGAACGGTGATCTCGATGGCACGAGGATCATCATACCGGTTGAGATCGTATTCTTCATCGGCGAGTTCGTTTCGGTACTCTGCCCTGGCAAGAACATCAGTCAGCTGACCAAAAATGCTATTGAATGCAGCCTTAACGACTTCAAGTGGACTTGTCGTTTCCCAGAAAGGGTGCAGTTGCTCTGCCTGTCCATCCGCTCCTGATGGCGGTATCCACTGTTTATACAGGGCGATCGCTTTCTGTCTTTCAGCTGGAGTCAGTGCCGCCATTGTTTATACGCGGCGACGAGTTTTCCGTGCACGGCGTTTGGTCTTGCGGGTCTTGCGACGACGACGCCCGCCTTCGGGAGGACCCGGGTCTTCGTCTGTAATGAATTGATAGAAGGTATATCCATCCTCATCGCTCCAAAATCCGATCTGCCCGTTATCATCCTCAATCTCAGCAGGGCGTCCATTGTGACCGGAGTACGGGTGACGTGTAAGTCGCCTTCTGTATGTTCCAGTCATCACCGTCTTATTACCACGCTTCACTGTGTACTTGCTACCTACCTCCAGATCTTCAATTGGAGTCGCCATTGTTTATACGCGGCGACGAGTTTTCCGTGCACGGCGTTTGGTCTTGCGGGTCTTGCGACGATGACGACCACCCTCATTCTTAAGCTTCTCGCTAATATTACGAAGACTCTGCTTCACTTCGCCAAAACTTCCCTTGTGAATGTTCTTGTCGTCAGTCAAAAACTTACCCACCTGACTGGGCAAGATTCCGCTTGCCATTGCTCGATCAAGGGCAGTTCCTTCTTCAACGAGTCCCTTTGTCTTGTCACGGTGACGGAGAATCCCCGCTACTTCGCCGCTTGCCAGATCGCGTGCTTGAGATTTCAATGGAGGAGACACGACCATTTCGTGGTAGAGGGCTTGATCGTAAAGATCGCGGTCTTCCTCTGTTTCTGCTCCAACTCGCGGCCAACGAAGTGGATTAAGTTGTCCCCAATTGTCATTGTCAGTATCCATATAATCATTCACATCGGAGTTAGGGATGCCGTCATACAAAATATTGTGTGCATTCGTTCGGTCACCTTCTGTGAGCCTATCGCGTATACGGTTAAATGCCCGTTTGGATAGCTCAACTGGGGAAATTTTACTCCAGATGCTTTCTGGCTTCTGCCAACCCCAATAGTATCCAGGTCCTCTCATTTCCTCCTGATCTTCATTTGGTAAGACATACTGCTTACGAATCTTGTTCATCTCCGCCTCTTGCGCAGCTGTGACAGGTGGCATTGTTTATACGCGACGACGAGTTTTTCTATCATTATATGGTAATGGCTACAATTGAACTCAATAAAATATACGAGGAGTTTGAGGGTAGCGAATGCATTAACAATAAGTATCTCCAGGAGTTCAAACGAACTCACGCGGAGATTTTTGCAAACGTAACAAAGGGACGCCCTGCAACTAGAAATGACGGAGTTTCAATGGAACAGTTTCTAGCCAATAAGCCGAAGATTGGTGAAGAGGAAGACTGTGATGGCGACCGAGCAAGATTTAAGAAAGCGGTGGTCTTACACCATAAAATCATCGCGGATGCAGTCGATAGCGAAGAAGAGGACGATGAGACGTCGCCAACCGTAACCCAGATCATAAATCTGGAAGACTTTAATGCACAGAAAAGATTTGCATCAAGTCTTTCGAAAGAAGAACGTGAGACGATCATGGGGTATAAGGGAAACGCATTTTTGTTCACAACACCATTACTAACAGGACGTCCTCCTAGAAGTGGGGTTGATCCCGTTGTAAAGCTGGCAAATCGAGAGGCATATGGTATTCCACGTGATCGCGTGATGGGATTTGTTCCGCAGTTTATGGGACATTTAGCAAACGCCATACACAAAGCTCCTAAACTTAGCAAAGAGATCGTAGTATATCGCGGGATCCATTCCGATCGCGCGCTTTCTATTGAGGGAAATAACCTCCTTTCGACCACCTACTGCAAAGACGTGGCAGATGAATTTATTGGTGAAAAGTGCTGTCTATTAAACATAACTGTCAAACCTGGTGTTCGGATAATTGTACTTGGAATAGTGGAAGACGAAGATGCAGGTCTTGGTATGGACGATGAGTGTGAAATCATCATTTGCCCACCTTATAAGGCACGGGTAGAAGACGCCGGACCTGGCGCGAAGAATGTGACAATTACACCTGTGGAGCGTTGGCGAGCCGGAACTCGGCGTCGCAAGAATAAGCGACGTACCCTTCGTAAGGTTAAACGCTCTGAATAAATTCCCAGTTGAGGTAGTCGCAGATCTTCTTCCAGATCTGATCGTGGGCGATTAACCGGTCCCGGGACTTCAGCAACGGAAAGAAGACCTTGTACTCATCCAAATCCAGCAGCTCAAAGAACTTGTACAGGATGTACGAGTAGCTTAAGAAGTTCGTGCGATCATTGGGACAATACAGCAAGAACGGTGCCTGAATCTCCTGGAACATTGCCCGAACCTTCTCCTCGATTTCCGGGGTGATGGTCGGGGGCGGATTTCCATTGAGTCGGCTCAGAATGTGAGCACGATGCTCGTAGTACTTGGACCGACCCAGCTTCTTCAGGATCTGACGCGTATCCTCCTCCGACAGGTCTGCAATGTTATCAATTCTGCGCTTCTTGATCTCCAGCACAACCTCATTCATCACCTCTTCGGGAATAATGGTGGATTCCTTCGCCTGGAACTGATTAAGGATCTCATTGAGATGGTTAATCTTCTTATAGGCGTAGTTGTTCCTCTCCTTGGGTGGGTCACGGAAACTTGGGAAGTCGCTCACAACCAACGCATACTCCTCCGATCCACAACTCGGACACACCAGAATACCTTCCGAACTGATTTCTTCCCTCGCCACATTGCACGCAACACAGTGCTCCGTCAAGAGTTGCGTAGCTTCCGGTCCATTCGAAAGCTTCATCCGGGCAACATACTCGTCAAAGATCTGCTTCTTCGATAAACCGGCATCCACGGCGGGCGTATTTGCGACAAAGAACTTGAGGAAAGTATTGGTTTCTTTTGGGAGCGGAGCAGACTGAGAAGAAGTAGATGTCTCCTTCCCATAATAATCCATCAGGATGTCCATATTTTTCATATAGTAATCCTCAACTGGATTTGCCCTAGAAAGTTCCTGTTCTATCTCGCGAATCTGCGAATCCACCTGTGAACACTTGACAATTTCTGTCAGCTCAGTTGATGTGCTCAGCGTTTCACGTTGACTTCGAAGGGTATCTAACTTTTCTTGCAACTCGACCTGCTTAGACCCCGAATCACGTAGTCCCTGTACTTGCTCCCGATGAACCGAGTCCAGAGTTCCCATCGACGATCCGCTCCCTCCCAGCTCCCTCGTCTTTCGAATCCTGAAGACGTCCATTTACAAACTCTTCAGTTTGCTTCCTGAAGACCGGATTTGTAAACATACATGGACGCTGTCGTTTCAACGATGCAAATGTTTGATCGTAGGGAAGCCCATAATGTGTTGTAACATAGGTCAGAGTCAAGAAGGCAGATCGATTGATACCGCACTGGCAATGAACAAAAACGATAGCCGATCCAGGAGCACGCAAAAATGCCGTCAATCTCTCTTCAAACGCCGGATACCAGTCTAAAATATTTGCATTGACTGTATCGATCGCATTCAGTCCCAGGTAGTTATCCCGATACGCATTTCGAAACCAAAAAGGTGAATCGTCTGGAAATGCGCAGTTGATCACGTGAGTAATGTTATTTTTTCTTTTAAAGGCTGGGGTGAGCATCTCACCGGCGCCGACTAGGATTCGCGAAGAAAACCACGCAGGTTGTTGTTGCAAATACACGGGTCGGAGGAACATACTTCTTTCGGGTGGCTAGTGTTTAACCATGATGGAGTCGATACTCCTGCAAGTAGGAGGGTGGTGAGGCTGTCTGTTCGCGAATGACGTTCTTCTGCCGAAGCAGAAACTTCAGGTGCTCAACCTCTGCTTCTAACTTAGCTGTGCGCATCTCCAACTCTGCAAGGCGTTCAAGGAGTGTCTTCATGAGGGAATCCATTCTGTGGTCAAGTCTAGTTGCCAAATCTAGATCCATTTTACCAGCTGGTCTCCTTCTCAAGGCGTCGCGCCTCAAGATCTTCGGACGCGGTAGGGATATTGATCTCTGACGTATCGTCTTCTGGGTTTAAAACGGATTTCCGCGGAAGAACAAACTCAAGATACACGTTGATATGCCCGCCATTCTCTACCTCGTAGGAAGCTTGTACGTACTGGCCACATCCTTTCTCGAGTCGAGCCAAGACCATCTCAGAATTTATAATGTCCTCCGTCGAAAGAAGCATCTCTTGAACCTGACGGTAGGGGGGAAGTTGAGTGAGAATGAAACGAGTACGCCGTCCATGATAGACGTCATGCCGGAATCTGGACTTCAAATTTACAGCCTTAGCAACTTCAATCAGTTCAGTGTACAGTACGTTTGCAGCGTACAACCGGCAGTCAACGGACTTGTCAGCTACACGCAGAATACAAGCAACATCGAAGTCGGAGAGAATTGGAACAACCATTACTGTGATATTCCTCCCACACTCTATATCCATTTTAACCCAGGAAACTCAGCAGGAATACATTCAGTAAGTGGGACACCACAACTGCTGCTCCTCCCAGCACTCCAGCACCTTGCCACGACACTACACCACCCGATGTATATGCATTCGGGACATACCTCAACAGTAAGTCACGCGGTGCGGACAGTGAGAGCACTACCGTGGCAAGAAAGAAGGAAATATACAGTGTCAAGTTGGACCACATCATTCGCATCATTGGGAGCGACGGCTTAAAAGAGGGCACCATATGGGTGCGCTGGATGTGATCCGAACCGGAGACACCGGCCATCGGCGGCATAGACTGAGGAAGCTGGGGCGAGGGCAAGAGGGCGTCGAGCGAGGTCTGGTCGTCCATTGTTTATGAAGGAGACACGATTTCACACGTTGCATCTTCCACGCGATATTTGTAACATTTTCCATCTACCTTGACTGTTTTTGCTTCTACATCCTTCAGAGGAACACCCAGAACCCGCTGAGTGCCATAGTTCCGATGAAAGAGCAAGACGGAGATCCCCAACCCAATCACAAACGAAAAAAAGGGACTGGCGCGTTCGATTCCTTTTGTGATGTCAAGCATTACTTACTTGCGAGAAGATTGAGAGAATCAGCTTCAGCGCCACACGGCACCTCGATGGCATTGGTACGAACACATCCCGTGTCTGTGTGGAAGATAT